ACAAATGAGAATCCAGCACCCCAACAAGCATCTCTACCAGATCCACAAGTAGTTCCACAAGGGTCTTGGTTGCTATTATTTTGTAAAATGCTCATCCGTGTATTAACAGATGATCTAGAGTATCCTTTAGCTGTAGATATAGTCACATGCGAACTTATTTCTATAGCACCATCAGCACTAACCATACTCGCTCCACAAGGGGGATTTCCATCGTAGTAGGGAGGACAATATAAATCTTCAATAGTTGAACTGGAACAAGTTGTCCTCGTACAACTTCCTTCGCTTGGATTACACGATGGAAAACCTCCACAACTATTACCTTGTATACTTTCACTACGAGGAGAAGGAAAGTCATTACTTCCTGGTGTAAAATTTGAACTCATGCTGAAAGAATTTGAGCAATTTTCTTCACAAACAAAGTAATTACAAGGAGCTACCTCGCACGAACTAAAATCACACTCCACTAGTTTGCAGTTGATATTTGTTTTTATATTAGAGCTGTCACTATAAGTGGCAAGACCTGGAAAATACAAATAACTGTTATTAGTACTACCAGCAGCATTAAACGTAGACATTGCGCTAGCTGTTTCTATATATCTACCATATCCATCCACAGAACCTCTTATAGTATAAGTATAATTACTGTTTCCATTTTCATTAGCTCGCTCATTTAACGATGAGCGATACTCTAATACTGGGGCATAGTTATCTCTTGCCCTTGAAAAAGTGTAACTACCAGCCATCCTAGAATTATAATTTCTATAACCAAGAGTACCTTCTGGTAAAGAGTCTCCGTTTAAACATCCAAAACCACCAGGAACAACATTAGCTGATGTACTAATACTAAAAAGTGATACTCCTGGAGCACAATTTTCACAATTTTGATTACATGATCCCATATAATCTTATTACACTTAAGAATTATATAAAATTATTTAATTTCTGTATCGTATTAAACTATTTCTTACAAAATACAAATTAATAAAAAATCCACAAAAAGCACTTAAAATATTACTAAGAATAGGATATGTCAATCCAAAAAATGGATTAATAAAAAAACTAACACCTAAAGATATCCAAAAACTAGAGCATTCATGACATAATAAAGGTTTATGTATATAAGGTATTTTTGCAACAAAATTTCTAAATGGTCTTGCTACTTCTGTATCACTCCAAGCATAAGAGACGCCCAAACAAACAAAAAGATAGATTAAAAATTGATAAAACATTTAAACAAAATAAATTAATAAATGATCTTCTTTTTCTAAGATTGAAAAAGATCTAAATAAAAGTTTATCATTTTGAATTTTTTTACAAAGATTCTTCCAATCCTCTTCATCTTTGCCAATTTTGAATACTCTGCCGCCAGTAGTTAAGAACATATTTTGTTGATTAACAATAGGCATCATTGGATAATGGATTTGAGATTGACTTTGTTCAATATCTTTTTTATTTTCTTCTATTAGTTTTTTAATTTCTTGATTATTTAAAAGATCTTCAAAATATACAACTTCAGTTACAGTTTTTGGACTTAAATATGACCTAACTCTGTTTCTACAAGAGCAATTTGGATTATCTCTAGAACTTACAAGATCTGCTAAAATATCTGGAAATTTTTCTTTTAAAGAATTAAAAAAAACATCATTTTTCATGAAAATTGTGAAAAAAGCTTGAGAATTTAGTATTTTATCTATTGTCATATAAACTATTATATTGCAATTATGTTAAAAAATCTAAATTTATATTGTTATTTAATATTTGAGTTTTTAGATTTAAATTTAATTTTGCGTCATTATTTAAAGTATAGTTTATAGAACTTTGATCATTAACAAGCCCAGACAAGTTTAATACCAAAAGATTTGAATTAGAATTATATTCTTTAATTTTTATATTAGCTGGATATGATTTGATTCCAGTAAATATATTTGAGACCTTCTCTTGATTATATTCACTCATAGAAAAATTAAGATCCATATTAATATATATTGGATATTTGATAATTACATTATCAGGTAAATAATTTCCTATTGTGTAAACTGGTTCACGGGGTACTTCAATTTCTATAGAAAAAGACTCTAATCGATTAGAATTTACTTCATTTAAACTTATTTCTGCATAACAACTATCACCCAAAGTAAAATTATTTAATCTGTTTGGTATATATGAAAAAACTCCAGAAGTATTGCCTAATTCTCCAAATATTATATTTTTTGTATTTACTATAGGATATTCACCAAGTCTATAATTTAATGAATAATTTGTCAGATAACCACTAGAAAAAGTTAAAAATTTATTCCCATATTCTACCTTACCTTCAAAAAGATCTCCAGTTATAAAATTTATAAATCTATCTTTTTGGCTTAATAAGTAATCTATGTCTAGATTTGCAACTATTGGGTTAGAAACAAAATAATTAGAATTAGAATCATTTACTGCTAAGGACGAATCAACATTATTATTATAAGATATATTTACCCCTTGCACTCCAGAAATAATAGAATTATTTAGATAAAAATTTTGATTTTCTATAGAATATACGTTAAACATTAAATATAATTACACTTCTTTTAAGTGTAAAATATAGGAGGTAAAAGGTATATGGCTAGTATTTATGATACAGTTCCTAACTGGAGCGCGGCAACTACATACAATAAGTTCAATATTGTAATAGGTAGCGATGGAAGGTACTATTACTCTGTAATTAATAGCAACCAAAATAAAAACCCAACAAGTACTAGTCCTTCATATTTAGGTTCAACTTGGGATGGATACATTTCTTTAAATAATGTTTTATACCCAAATTTTTGGTGGAAACCATCTTATAATGGATCAATTCAACATAAACCAAAATTAAAAATAAATCAATTTGGTAATGGATATCAACAAAGGTTAAATGATGGCATAAATAATGATCTAATTGAATTAAATTTAAGTTTTCAAAACCGAAGCGAATTAGAAACAGTGTCTATACTTCATTTCTTAAAAGAGAGAAATGGGCAACAAAGTTTTGTTTATAACATACCTACGATATACTCTAAATCTTCTAATGATTTAACTACAAAATTTACTTCGTTTAGCTGGAACGCAAGCTATGTTTCTTATAATAATTACAATATAGAAGTTGATCTTACAGAAACACCTGTTTAATAATTATGCCAATTGTACCACAATCTCAAGTTTATAATTATTTAATTAGTGGCGCTAGATCCATAAATACAGAAATCTCTTCTTTATCTCCATCAGCACAAATTTTTCTTTATGAATTAGATATATCAGAAGTTGCACCAACAACAGTAAATTATCCAGTGGAAAATCAACCAATTAATAATGGTGTTTTTAGAGTATATAATGATTATAATTTATTTAAAATTTCAACAAATAGTGATCCACAAAAATATGGTGCAATTAAATGGCAAAATAACTTTTATTATCCCTTTCCAATAGCCGCAGAAGGATTTGAATACACTTCCGCTGGAACTTTACCTACTCCAAGAATATCAATATCTAATTTATCTCCAGATTACTCAGCTAATTCTTTCTATAGATATTTACGAATGCAAATTCAATCTTTAGGAGATATAGTTGGGGCAAAATTTACAAGAATAAAAACATTCTTAAAATACTTAGATGGATCAAATTTTTCTGGCAATATAAACATATTTAATCCTCAAACTGGATTATATGAAATGGAATTACCAAAAGATATATATTATATAGATAGAAAATCTTTAGAAACAAAAGATATTATTCAATACGATTTAGCTTCAATATTAGATATAGAAAACTTAACATTACCAGGAAGAACACTTTTATCTACAAGATGTCCATTTCAATATCGAGGAGAAGGATGTTTATATGAATATAATAATAGATTAACATATCTTCATAGTGGCGTTTATGCGAATATTGCAAATCCTCCATATCAAATAAGAGGACTGCAAACCGCACCGCCAGTTGCAACAGAAAATGATCAGCTTTTTATAGGTCAAGGAGGAGTATTTGATAGTGGAGTGCATATAAATGCAAATAACGCAATATTAAGAATAACTGGCGGAGCTGGAAATCTTGGTCCATGGCAAAATAATTATAGTTACATTTCTGGAGACTTTGTATTTTTATCTACAAAAGGCATTAAATTTTATTATGTTTGCACCAATAATCATCTATCCGATTTTTTTAATGCTCCACCAAATAAAAATTACTGGACATCAGATAGTTGCTCAAAAAGTATATCAGCTTGCAGATTAAGATGGTTGAAAAATCCTGCTTTTAGACCTATAATATGGCCAACAGATAGAAACGGAGAAACATATATACAAACAAGAAATAGAATGACTTGGTTATATTCTAGCGGAGAGAGAGATCTATTCGTTACTGGGAGTAATGGCAACTTAATTAATTTCCCAAGAAGACCTGGAGCAGAAAACCCTTCTTCAGCAAGTTCACATGGAATACCTAAAGATGCAAATGGAAATTATCTAAATGGATTTTTGCCATTTGGCGGCTTTCCAGGAACAAATCAACCACAAATGTAATATGATAGATAAAAAAATAAAAAATTTCATAAAAAAAGAAGCTTTATTAAATAATCCGAATGAATGCTGTGGTTTTATTATTCAAGAAGATGAAAAGTTTAGATGTATTCCTATTAAGAATATATCACAAAATCCAAAAGAAAATTTTGAGATATCAAGTTTAGATTTTTTAAAAGTAAAACAAAAATATAAAAAAATATATTATATATATCATAGCCATACAAATGACAATCAAGAAATAACCGAAAAAGACAAAACCTGTTCAGAAAATTTACTAATACCTATTATTATGTATAATATAAATTATGATTTAATTAAAATTTATAAACCAATAAATATTCAAAATGAATACATCGGGAGATATTACGAACACGGCAAATATGACTGCTTTAAACTTATTGAAGATTATTATAGAAATGAATTAAATATTAATTTTAATTATGATCGTAATTTTTACCGTAAATCCCTTATAGAAATGGATATAAAAAGTGAAATATTTAAATATTTTGAACAGAATAATTTTGAATTAATAAAAGATAATTCATATCATATGCATGATATACTTTTTATGGATTTCTTTTTAGATAAAAATCCCAAACATTTTGCTTTATATTTAGGTAATGATACAATTTTACATCAGCCTATGAACGGATTTTCTAAAATAGAAAATTATTCAGACTTTTATAAAAAAAAATTATATGCACTTTTTAGGAGAAAATAATGATTAAAGTAAATTTACATGGAAAATTGGGTGGAGATCTTGGTCAAGAATGGGATCTTGACGTAAAAAGTGTAGCTGAAGCTTTTAGGGCAATTGAAGCTAATACAAAAAAATTAAGAAAATGGTTAGTAACATATTTAAATGAATATGAATATGAAATATTTGTAAATAGCTACAGCTTAATAACAGAAAGCAAAAAATTTGACTCGCTCGAAGATATTAGAAATTCAGAACTATTCTGCGAACTAGACAATAAAATACACACAATTGATATTATTCCTAAAATTATTGGTTCAGGCGCATGGGGAAAAGTCATAGCTGGAACTGCAGGATTAGCAGGAGCGGTTTTATTAGGTGTATTTGTTCCACCAGCTATACCTTTTTCTATTGCTTTAGGTGTGGCTAGCGTTGGTTTAATTGCTGCTGGCACAAGTGAATTATTGTCTAAACCACCTCCATCTGTGCCATTTACTGCTCAACAAGTAAATCCAATACAAGGAGAAGGTGGTGTTGCTGGTGGACCAACCTCATATTTGTTTAATGGTCCAGTTAATACAATGGGAGAAGGAGGTCCCGTGCCAATAGGATATGGACAATTAACTATAGGCGGAAATAATGTTTTTAGCAGTTATAATATTCTTTATAGAACATTTTTATCAAGTTATAGTGATGCAACATTACAACTAGATTATCAAGGACTCGAACAATATTTATTTAATTCAAAAGGCTATTTGATAACTCAGACTCCGTTACAAAGTAGTCCATTCTAATTTTATGGGTAATTCTAATAAATACGCAGATGGTTTACAATACTTACTTTTTCCAGGTAATATTGGATTTGGCGCATGCGGTTATAATTTTCCAGAAAGTACCGCTCAAGATCTTGATGGCGGAGCAGTTTCTTTATCTTTTAGCGGAAGCGTAATTCCATTTGCTGGTCCTACAAGCTCTGCTTTTAGCTATAGATATGGTCCAAGTGGATTTGCTACAAGATTTACCCCATTAGCAGTATTAACAGGTTGCAGTTTATTTCCTAGTGCTCCCGCAAATCTTAAAGGATTTGTTATAGATTTTACGCCCGCCGGAATTCGAGCATTAAATAAATTCAATGCACCAGATTTAAGAACCATATATAAAGTTAGTGAAATTGCAGCTGTAGAAGCTGGGGCCGCAAGAAACGATGACGGTTCAATAACAACAGAAAGATTTAAAAATTCTAGAGCATTTAATACAATTGCAGAAGTTCAAATACTTGATTTAATATCAGAAGGACCAATCGAAGGTTTTGTTAGTGGAATATATTTATATAATTTAAGCGGTAAAACAACCGGAGACATTGGATATACAAACGTTACTTTTCAACCATATACACAGAGCAATCCAGAAACGAGATCTATAATTTGGAATGACACACCATTAACGGATCAAGCAGGATTTTTTAATTTTCAGTATGCAGATTATAAATTTACTTATGGAGAAAAAAGTAACGACCATACTATTTATAATCCTTATATAAATTTATATGAAGACAGATATAACTATTTTGGTCAACAAGTAGATATAAATAAAATACCATTAGAAACTTCTGTTACAAAATCTATTGGCGATCAACTTTATGGATTTTATACACTAAGCGGATTAACTCAAATTTTATCTCCAAAAACATATTATATTTATAATACAGACGTTTCTGCAATTAAAGTCAATATAAAACTTGGCTCTCTTTATGAGAATATATTAACTGGATTAAATGCTGGAGATGTAGAAAGACAATTGGCTACATTTAGATTTTTAGTGAGTAGAGTTTTAAAAAATGGAGAAAAAGTAGTTTTAGATACTTCTAAGTATTTTCCATATATTAGAAATTATTATTCTTATGATGAAATAGCTGCATACGGAAAAATTGCTCAATCTCCATGTATTATAACTTATGAAATTACGCTAAGGCCCTACGCAGAAAACTCTCCTTCTTTTGGACTTCTAGCAAATCAAATTGGATGGGCAATAGATATAGTTAAAAGTACTAGAGAATCTATAAATGCAGGCATCGGTAATGCTTCATATGTAGATAGTATTACTGAAGTTTATTCAGATAGATTTGTTTATCCAGATACAGCTTTGGTATTTTCTAAATTTGATGCTAGGTATTTTAATGAGATTCCATCTAGATCTTATAATGTAAGACTATTAAAAGTCAAGGTTCCTATTAATTATGATCCAATTACAAAAAAATATATTGGCCCTTGGAATGGTCAATTTAAAGTAGCATGGACAGATAATCCAGCATGGTGTTTTTATGATTTAATTACAAACAATCGATATGGTTTAGGAAAATATATCGATTCAACTCTAACTGATAAATGGACTTTATATGAAATTGGTCAATATTGTGATCAATTTGTCCCAGATGGCGTGGGAGGACTAGAGCCAAGATTTAGATGTAATTTGTATATTAACACAAAAGAAGAAGCTTATAAAGTTCTGAATGATATGGCGAGTATATTTAGAGCAATCGTTTATTATTCAGCAGGGCAAATTACAGTATCTCAAGACTCATTAAAAGAACCAATATATATTTTTAATAATAGTAATGTAATAAATGGAGATTTTAACTATTCAGATTCATCAAAGAAATCAAGAAAAACTGTAGCTTTTGTGAGATATAATGATGAAAATGATAATTATAAGCCAGCGATTGAATATGTAGAAAATAAAGAAGCTATTTTAAAATATGGCATTAGAGAAACTCAGATATCTGCATTTGGTTGCACAAGTAAAAATCAAGCAAAGAGAATGGGAAAATGGGTTCTTGCTACAGATAACTCTGAAACAGAAATTGTAGATTTTCAAGCAGGACTAGAAGGTATATTTTTAAAGCCTGGAGATATTATTTCTATTTATGATCAAAATAGAAAAAATCAAGTATATGGAGGACGCACGCTTGAACTTACAAACTCATATGGAATTCTTGATATTAAAGCGAATGCATCCAATTTGAACTTTTTAACTGGGGTTTTAAATGATTTTAAGATTAATATTCTTACGCCAACTTACAACTTAAACCCAGGAACACAAATAGGGGATATGTATATTACAGGAACGAATGTAACCTCTTCGGGGACAACAGGTATTAATGATTCTTTCTTAAGAAGAAGTCAAGTACAATCTATACAAATAAATAATCCATCTACAGCTATAGCAAGTGGTAATGGAATATATTCAACAAATGTTAAAGTGACATTTCCAACTCTATTAGATAATATAAATTACAATCTACCACAAAATACAACATGGACTATAGATCTAAATGAATATAGCTATAACTTTAATAAAAGTCCTACTATTAGATCACCTATAAATAATCCCGGAAATACTTTATATCCAGGATATTATTTGGAACCATACATGAATAAACCAAAAAAATATAGAATTTTAAATATTTCCGAAAAAGAAGATTCTATATTCTCAATAAATGCTTTAGAGTATAATGATAAAAAATACGAGGATATAGACGATATAGGAGAGTTAGTAAATGTTCCAATTAAGGTTGCTTCGCCTGTGGAGCCTACATTATTTCTAAGTGGTATATTTCGTAGCCCAACCACAAATTCATATTGCACTACGAGCCCATGCAATGGGACACATTATACAACAAATCAAGGAGGAATAAATAGTATAATGTATAATATAAGGCCTCCATCAAATAGTCAAAGTAATAGTTTGTATTATGTTTACGCGAAACCATATATCGATTATATTAATTCGACTGAAACACCAGAACAATATCTTGTTAGCGTTCTATCTCCACAGAATTTAAGAACTGGTTTAACTCCGATGGATTGGAGCGCCGGAACTATACCTCCATTTTTAACACCCACTGGTGCAGGAATATACTATTTTAGAGTTTTTTCAGAAAATAGTATTGGTGAAAGAAGTTTTCCAATTAATAGTTCTTACAATTTAACCGCTCAGGCTTCTGTATTTACAGTACAAGCTTCAGGATTTAATATCTATTAAAATGAAAATAAACAATTTAAATCTAACTTTAGAATGGGAAACTATTAGAAATATTCCGGAATTGGAAAATTTTAATGTAAACGTAGATTTTCCTTCTTATAATATAAATGTAAAAAATAAAAATAATACTATTATAAAAAACTATATTGGATTAAAAGAATACGAGCCTATTACAGAATATAGAATTGAAAATTTAGAATTTGCGAAAAAAACAAAATTTTTCTCTAATATATCTACAAGTCGAGCAAAAAATATATTTAAATATAATTTTTATGATAATTATTCTCATTATAAAAAAATTAATAATAAAATAGGATTCTATAAAGAAATAATATTTGACGTAGATTATGATAATGATGGAAAAGGCGATTTTGAATTAAATGCGGAATATGCCGAGCTAGATAATCTAAATAAAAATTCACTATTTAAAAAAATTTATAGAAGTAATGATTATATAAATATTAAAATTTTAACAAATAAGAAATATTTTGAGGAAAAACAAATTTTTTCATTCTTAATATTAAGCGATATTTCCAATAGATTCATAAAAGAAAAAAAATTATCAAATTTATTTATAGAAAATGTTAAAGAGAAAGCTTTAGATATTAATGGAGATGATATATTATTAACTATTCCATTTAAAGAAATTGACTTGGTAGAAATATCTGAAAATTTAAATATAAGAATTATACCATTAAATTATTTTCAATCTGAACTTTATAAATTCCTTTTAGAACAAAATGAAAAAGAAGACGACATTAATAATTTTTATAAAGAATTTTTTAGTAATCAATATTTCGACATTGGTAAAATATACAAACAAGTCTCTAACAATGAGACATTAATATATTATCAAAATTATATATATTTATTTAATAAAGATAGTTTAAATACAAACTGTTTAAATACCGATCTAAATATAAATAGTATAACATTTAATAAATATTTCCCATTATTAAATAAAAATCAAGACAATAAAACTATTTGCTTATCTGATGATCTAAATACCGATACAATACAAGATAACTCTTACAATCTTAATAGTGATTATCTTGGATATTATGCCAAGAATATGACGGATTATGAAGATATTATTATGGATATTGATTATCTTCAAAATCAAGGGGTTAAAGACGTTAAGATAATAGATATCGAAGAAATAGACGATATATGCAATATTTATATTGAATTTATAACATTATATTATAATAATGAAAAGTTCTATATAGATGCAAGTTCAAACCTTAAATTTCAAGAAAAATATAAAACTTTAATAGATAACAAAGAATATATAACATTTTTATTCAAATATTCTTATAATCTAAATTCTTTGAACGAATATCTTTCTGAAAATTTAAATATAAATAAAAATCAAATTATTTCTGAAAAAGATTTAATTAATTTCTCCGCAAAATTAATATTGTAAATTAACGCTTGCTATAATAAGTGCTACTTAAAATACCGCCAGGCCTTTGTTCTGCTACAAGAGTTCTGATGACCTGGTCTTTGATTTGTGAACTTAATAACTTTAATTTCTGATCTTGTTCTTCATTACTAGTACGACCTGTTTCAGAAGTAGATGTATTTTGATTATTTGACATATTGACTGTAATATTTACATTATTTACAGAATTGTAATTACTGTCCGATATAATCCCCTCAGCTCCTGCATTTGAGGTAGATCCACCATTCGCAAACCTCTTGACTCTCCCAGTATTTAAATCATCAAAGAATTTTTTGCCATATAAATTTACAGCTTCTCTGCGCATAACAAACTCTCCATCCATTAAGAGCGCTGGAATATTATCTTGATTTGATCCTCCTTTTGCAAATTTCTTAACTTGTCCACCAGAAGCAAGAAATGTTGATCCTGCAGCTCCAGCCCCCAAAAGGAAAGATAACCAAGCTCCTTTAGAAGCTGAGCTTTTTTGTTTATTATATTGATCCCTAATTTCTTGATTTAATCTTAGATTCTCTTTATATGCTTCTTCATTTGATTTACGTACATCATCTACATATTGAAGATATTTATCAATTTCATCAATTCTACTATTATAAAAATCTTCAGCTCTTCTTCTGGCTTCATTTTGAGGATTAGAAGAATCTAATATAGCTCTTAAATTTAAATTTGGTGCAATAGTCTTACCATCTTTTGGTCTATATAAAGTTTGACCAGTTTCTGGTACGGTAATTCCTTCAAAATCAGATGTAAAATAATTATCATTAATAAAAGAAGCTTCTCCACCTCTAGCAAATTTTTGAACCCCTCCACCATATTTAAAATATTTAGAATCTCTCTCTCTATTATTAAGAGCTATGCCTGAAAAAGTATTAACACTTGAGGCACTATTAGACGAAGACTTTTGGGAAGCAATATGTCCTACAATACTTGTCATAATTGCTTGGACGCCAGCATTAAATATAGCTTGTCGCGCTTCTCCACCAAGAAACTTTTTGGAAACTTTGCCTTCGTTTAACATTTGTAAATATTCTGGACCATATTTCTTAACAGCATTTTTTCGTATAACATATTCTCCAGCACTTAGCATAGCAGGAACATCATCTTTTGTTCCAGATCCGCCAGTTACATTTCCACCAGAAGAATAGCCTTTTATTAGTCCACCTTTTTTAAATCCAAATAAATTTCCAAAACCTCCACCGCCACCACCGCCCCCACCGCCCCCACCAAGTCCGAATATATTACTTGTGCTTCCAAAAAGTTTACCAAATAAAAGATTTGAACTAAACTCTAATGCAAGCTGTTGTATTTTATTAGATATATTAAGAGCAAACTTTTCAAATGCTTGGCCAGCAGTTACTGAACCCTGAGCAAATTCAAAGAAAGCATTATTAAATTCGCTCTTAATTGTTCTTGCTGTTTCTTTGGCTCCTAATTGTGCCTCACGAAATGAGTCTTCTGTTCTATAATCAAATTCATCAAAAAATGCTGCGCCAAAATCTTTTAATTGAGTTTCTTGACCAAGAATTCTAGCCTCTCTTGTGTCTTGTCTTCCTCCTCTAAAGTCTTCGGCAAATATACCTCCCACTTTTCTTTGATCTAATAATATTTTTTCGCGAAGAGCTTGTAGTCTTTTCCTATATTGATCTTCGGTAATAATTGTTTTTTCTATATCTTTCTGATATTGCTCTTCTGTTATTTCTTTATTTGCAAGCTGGGCGTCTAATCTTTCTCTTCGGATTATTTCATCATTTAATTGAGATCTAAGTTTTTCTGTCGCTTTATCTACTTCATCATAGACTCGATTTCTTCTAGATGGTGTTAATATATCTTCTCCAATATTTTGTATTAATGCAGCTTGTTCTTTTCCTAAGACATCAAGAGGATCTTGTAATCTTTTAAATAAAGTATTTTTAATAAATTCATCTGCTTTTCTTAATGTTAATGTGTTTGTTTTAAAAGCTTGAACATAAGCTTCAATACTGTCAATTGCGCTAGTTTTAAGAATATTATCTATTTTTTCAGTACTAATTCCTTGAGATTTCAGATCTTTTACAATTTGTTCAATAAGCGCTGTTGCAGATTCTTGATTTAATGATGTACTTCCTGAAGCAATTTTCCATTCAGCAAATTTTGTTCTTGTTTCTTCGCTGTCTTTATAAAGAGGTTCAACTGTATTTAATATATTTTGTAAATTTAAATTTATTTCTGCAGCAATTTTTTCTGCATCTTTTTCAAGTTCCTGCCAATCCCCAAACAAAGCCCCAGGATTTTTCATTATTGCTTTTCCTAAAATTTTGCTAGATTCAACTATACCAGCTTTCATTTCTAATGGAGGATTTTCTGTCAATTCTTTTTGTAATTGTATTCGTTCTGTTAATAATTTTTCTAAATTCTTACTAACAATATCTATTCTTTTTCTACCTTCTTCTGTTGCAGCTAATTTTCTTATTACAGATTCTCCAGTAGATGTTTGAAGAGACAATAAACTTTTTCCTAAAACTTTAGCTTTTGTAGGATCTTGTATTTGTCCTTCTTTGCTAAATTCTTTTAATAAGACTTTAACTCCTTCATTTGAAAGTTGAGCGCTACTTTCAGCTAATTTTTTATTAATAATTAAACCAATAGTATCATAATCTGCATTTTTAATTGATTCTAATACTTTATTTACCGTTTCTTCTCCAAGAGGACTAAGACCAGTAGAAATTTCATTTACAATTTTTTCTAAATTAAAAGCTTTTACTTGCTCTTCTGCGGCAGAAGCTTGAACTTTTTTATATTCTTCAATAAGAGGAATAACTTTTTGCAAAGCAGATTGTGAAGATTGAAATTCATCTTGAAGGAATTGCAAATTTTTCTGAAGTTTTTGCAGATCTTCTGTTTTTAAAGATTGTATAAATTGATAAAATCCTATTCCACCACCGATAAGTGCTCCCGCACCCGCTCCATATAAACCACCCGCTCTCCCCATCCCTGCACCTACAAATGCTCCAGTACCGATAAAACTTAATGCTGTACTTATTCCATTAATTGCAGCTTGAGTTTTAATATCTTGGCTAGAACTAAATTGAGATAAAGTTTGCAAAATTATTGGTACACCGACACTAAGGGCAAGAGCAGCGCCACTAAAATTTTGAAATCCTCTTGAAGCATTTCTTGTCTCTCTGCTTAAATCTTTAAAATCTCTGACAAGTTGCTTCGTTGATTTATTCTGCGCTTCTGTTAGAGCGGTTATTTGATACTGCAAAACCTTTGGATCCCCCATGAATGTCGTAGGTAAGTTAACAAAATTTGGTATTAATCCATTAAATGCTCCACTCGTCTTTGCTTTTAGCCCCATTCGCGATACTCCCTGACCTAAACCTAATGGTTCATCTTGAGTATTATAAACACCAAGACCAAGTGGATTATAGGCAGAAGTTAATCTTTTATCTGTCCCTATTCTTACTCTAGAAGGAGAGACTCCAGCACCAAGTTCTCGATCTATTGCATCATTTAACGCAGTAAAGTTAGGTATAAATCCTTTTGCTGCATTTTTTATTCTTTTTCCTGCTGGAAGACCAGGAACACCAGAGCCAACTTGATATGCTTTTTGAATAATATCTCTACGAGCAACGTCATCTATAACTCTTTTTGCATCAGCTTTGATTACATATGGATTAAATTTAAATATTTCATTAAATTTTGATGTTGGTGGAGAAGCCTCTTCAAAATCGAAAGGTTTTTGAGCTGTGTCTTGATTGAAAGCTTTCTCTAAAGCTCCTGTGCCAGTTTTTGTTCCGAGATTTACTGCTGCCTCAAATATAGATCCCTCTGTTCCTTTAGGAAATAGATTTATACCTCCACGCGCATTAGACTGTAGTATTCTTAAAAAATTAGGATCAGGATTTACAGGTCCAAATATGTTTGTTGCGAGTTGAGTTAATGGATCAACAAATAAAGTATTTATTGTTCTAGAAAATTCATTTTCATTTTGTAAAGCATTACGTTCTAAATCTTTAATTGTTCTTGCTTGTATTCCTTGGAAAGTTATTTTTCTTTCATCACCTGGAAATCCAATCTTTGAAAATGTTGTTTGAGCAGTAGTTGGGCCGCTTGCTCCTAATACTCCTACAATTCCAAGTTTAGATGCATTATAAAATTGAGGTTCAAGTTTAGCATTCGCTAAACCTTGCTTGTATTGCTCTTGTTCTCTTTTTGTCCTTAATTGACTTATAGCTTTTTCTTGACTAATATTTCCTTTTAATGTTTGACTAACTAATGAAGCTACAGAAAAATTAGGAATAAATCCTTTTGAAGCGTAAGGGTCAAATCCATATATAGAATTAAATTGACTTTTATAATTTTTTCCAGCTATACTTTGACCAGGAGGCATAATAGCGGGCTGTGTTAATCCTGGAAATTTTTTTACTTTTTCTGCGCTATTGTAAGTAATCGATCCTTCTCCTGGAATATTCATTCTTCTTACATTACCTGGTCTGTAGCCTCCAGCTAATGCGCCAAAAATTTCGGACATTGCAAAATTAGGTATAAATCCAGAACTTTTTGCTTTTAAAGCTCCACCTTTTGTAGTAACACCTCTCGCTAATAATCCGCCAGCAATTGTAGTTGAAATAGATGCGGCTCTTTCTCTCTCTAGCGTTTGTTGACGAATAATATTTAATATTTTATTTTCAACATCTAAAACACTAATTTGTTTATTATACACAGCTGCAACTAATGCTGGTTCTTGAGCTAATACTTGATTTATTTTTGTTTGTATTTGAGCTCTTTGCTCTGCTTGAGTATTTATATTTAATAAAGTTTTTAAAGATTCCCCAGCAAATTTAGCTAAATTTAAAAATAGTTTACCAAATACTGCAGTCAAAAGTATTACCCCAGGGCCACTTACAAAAGTTCCTATACCTTCAAATATACCTTTAGCGACTCTACTTCCTATTCCTTCAGAATCTGTTGTTAAAGATTCTAAACCTTTATTTAACAAATTTAATCCGCTTTCAAAAGTTGGTTGTAAAGATATTTTTCCAAATTCTGCTCCAAGCTCTGTTAAATTAACAAAAGTACGATTAATCAAAGCGGACAGAGTTTGGTTTAGTTTTTCATTTCTAGTTATAGCTTGGTCTGTTGCATCATTAGAAGTCTGTAATGCTCTTGAATATACTGAGTATTCTTTTCCTAAATCTGCCAATGCTGCTCTTAAAATATTGATTTGGAATACGCCACCAACAGTTTCTGCTACTTGAGCACGTTGCGAATCGCTTAATTGATTAAATGTATTAGCTAAATTACTTAAAATTTGGATTGCTGGAAGAGTATTTCCTTCTAATGTTCTTACTTGAATACCTAATTGTTCAAGTTGATCTAAAGTATCTGTTCTTTGTATTCTTGTAAATATCGTCTTTAATGAGTTACCGATGACAGCGCCACCTCTTGCAGTAGTTTGTTGTACGCTAGTTACAATAGCAAGTAATTCATTAAAGTCTACTCCTACATCTTGTGCGGAACTTCCAACTCGTTTAATAGCTTCAGCAAGATCAGCGGAACTTACAGCAAAAGCAGCATCAACATTTGCTAATTTATTAATAATTGTCGTAGAATCTAAAGCAGCATTACTAAAGCTATTAATGGTAGCTGTTAAGGCTTCTACCGCGCTAACTGTATCTAACCCACTTAAACGGGTTAAGATAAGGGCGTCTCTAGTCCTTTTAAGAGTCTCCTCTAAGCCTAAACCTTGACGAGAAAATTCTGTTGCAGCTTGAGCAACTGTATCGAAAGATTGAGCAGTATCTTTTGCTATATTAAATAGACCAGCCCCAAAATTTTGAAGACTTTTTGTACTAACATTTAAAATAACATTAATATCAGTTAATGATTTCTGAACATCTATAGTACTTTTAACAAGTGAAGTAAAAGCCCTTTCTACTGCATAAATTAGTCCTGCGCTAGCTCCGAATGCAATAACACGAGCATTAGAAGCATCTAATGATTTTTGAAACTCATTTGCTGCCCCAGTTATTCTACCTAATGGTTGAGTAAATGCTTTTTCATTTAATCCTTTAAATTTAAAATCACGCCCCAAGGCTTTTTGAATATCTCTTTCGAGTTGCCTTGTATCTGCACCTACTGAAATTGTAGCTGAAGTCCTAGCCATGCCTTATTCCTTTACTACAATAAATTACACGAAAATATGATTAAATATGATAGTTTTGGTTATTTGATACCATGAAGCTTCATTAAATCTTGCATGTTTAATGTACCGCCCTTTTTCAAAGCTTCATTATGTAAACTGACTCCCTTTTCATCTGCTCCAATTTTAGCTAAATCTTCTTTTTTAGCCCCTATGATAGAAGTACCAACGGCTCCTTCACTCTTCTTATTCTCTTTAATACTATTTTTATTGAGTACTTCTTCTACATTTTTACTACTTTCAAGCCAATCAATAAGTTTATCTGGATCCTCATATAGTTCGTCTGCGGGTTTATGTTTTGCCTCAGAAAGTGCATTTCTAAAATATCTAGAATAGCTAAATACTTCGACTTGATAAAAAGTAAGGTATATTATTGGTTTACCGTAAAGATAATATGGACTATCTTCGCACATATTATAAAGACTAAGATAGAAAGACGATAGAGCTATTTTCTTAAGATTTTTTTCTGAAAAATCTTTATTTACATTATTATATATTTCAATTATCTCTGAAATATCTTTATTTTCTAATTCATCAAAATCGCCTTCTGAGAAATATCTTTCATTTAAATTTTTATCTTTATATAAGGAATTATACATATAATATTCATTAACTTTTTTATTAGCATAATCCTCTACCGTAAAACCAAGTAGCTCTTTTCTTTCAGATGCTAATTCTATTAATTTTATATTTTGTTCATTGATTTGTTTATTAATTGAATCAATTTCTTCATTTCTAAATAATTTCGATTTAGTAGTTTTAAGATTAGAAATATATGATTTTATTCTTTGTATCTCTTCATTCTTTTCTTTTGACCAAAGCTTTTCAGCTATTAAATACGCTTCTTTTTCTTCTTCTGTTGGTAAACCATTACTCTTAGCTTTTCTTATAAATTCTTGTCTTTTAGAATCTATATCACCAGAATCAAAGCTTGTATTATGTTTAAAATAAATTTTGGTATTTTTGTAATATACTTCTGAATAACCTTTGAGTATATCAATAAACAGTAATCTTATCTTATTTTTATCTACTGTTTCCAATCATTATTTCTCCGCTTTAGCATTATCCTTATTGATCGCATCGAGAAGTTTAGAGAACTCTTCTTGACTAGCGGCTCTACCTATGTACCAGAAACTGATTAAATATAATAGTTTTTGCAAAGCAATCTTTTCAAGACCAAGCTCAGATTCTTCAATTTCATCATATTTTTTAAGTTTATCTTCGTAAGATCCATCGCCAAAAAGTTCTTTTAACTTTTTATCTTCACCTTCAATAAGACTTAGTTGAAGAACCCACCACATAATAGTTTTATTTCTTGCTCTATTTTCTGCGGTTTGTTCAAAAAGATTAGCTTGAGCCATTTCATATTTTTGAATCATTTCTCTAGCTTCGGTCATGTCTTCAATAACTTTAGATAGTTCACTTTTTTCTTCATCTGTTCTTAATGATTCTTGCTTGAGAGAAAGTTTTTGAAAATCTGTTTGTAAATTGAAAAATTTATTATAAAGATCATTATATTCCTTTTGCTCTTCTTCACTCAGAACCCCGCCATCATTATTAAATCTTTTAGCAAGAAGCGCGCGAGTTAATAGTCCAGCTTTAATTCCTTCTGATAGTCTAACTCCATAGAAAAGTTCAGCTTCATCAAAAAGGCTTCTTGTTGGTTTCTTAATCGCAAGTTTAACAGGAACAGTAGTTTTAACTTTTGAAGTCACTTTAACTTCTTCTCCCTTTTCGTTAGTAGAAACATCTACTTTTTCTACTTCTTTTTCGTGATAGATATCAAATTCAAACATTGTTTTCATATATTTTCTCCATTATTTTCTAAAATATCATTTAGATATTTTTTTATTTTTCCATAGTAAACTACTCCACCAATTGTTTTAATAAATTGATGTTTTTTATTTTCATCCCAATTTTTATAATTTTTAATAAAATTAGGATTTTTAAAAACTGTAACACTTGGTTTTAAGATACCAAAATTATCTTTAAGACTTTTTTGAATGCTTTGAACAGAAAGATTACCCTCAATTATTTGATCTATACTAAAATTATAATTTATTTTTTTGGGTCTCATTTTATTGATATATTTAATTTACTGAAACTTTCTTCTATTTCTCTTATAGCATCATTTGCATTATCGAGAACTCTTTTACGTATTTTTTGATAGGTTTCATCATTTATATTATATCCTGAATCACTTAAATCTTCAAGAATAAAAAAGAAATTCTTGTATATATTTGTAATTTTTCTCTTTATCTGAAAAAGAGTAATATCTTTTATAGGACTATTTTCCATAATCTTTTACCTTTATTTAAACCTTTAACCTAAATATTATTACACAAAAAATAACCCCCGCGAGAATGCGGGGGTTACTTTGTAAGTTAACTTAATTATTTATTAATATTGACCACTAATAAACAATCCATTATTTAAGTCTTCTGGTCCACCAACTTGAGTACTGAATGTTAGTGTTACGGTCTTATTTGCACCGATATCAGAACTAAATTCTTGACTATCAAGTTTAGCGCCCTTTAACTTATATTGAGCAACTACAGTTGTATCATTACATGCTGGTTTTTCAATTGTAACGACTGGTGTATATGTCGCAGAATCATCGCATACTAGAGATGCAAGATTTCCAGCTACCATATCAGTTACTTGAGCATCAACACTCATTGTTACTGTTAATGGAAAATCGATTGGCCTTGTGAAAGCGAATCTACTTCCAAGTCTCTCAATTGGAGTACGACCTAAATCAAAGCTAATTGTATAGCTTTGAACATTCATTGTGCTTGTATTTACTCCACCACCAGTTGTTTGAGGAATTGTTAATGTAATATCTCCTGGACGAAGAGCGCTAATTCCACTTACTGTACTATTTGTAGAAGTATTTTGCAGTGCAAGTGGTAATTGATAAAAATTATTTAAATTAGAACCATTCACTGGATTTACGGCTGGGACATAATTTCCACTCAATCCTTGTTGGAAGTTCATATTCAATCCTTCAACATTAAGGGTGCAGGTTGGGAAATTACCTACTGAACCTTCGGTTGAGTAAGAAGTAATGAATCCATTACCAATTCCAATTACTCCGTTTGAGCCGCTTGTTGAGTTGTTAAATCCAACAGCATCACTTCCTTCTGGAACAGTGCGAATAAAATAATTTCTTTCATCTTGAGTTCCATTAAGGAATCCAGAAATAGCAGAAATATCTTGAGTTGTTCCAGCGGTAGCAATTGTAAATCCTAAATTATTTTCATTAATTAGATTTGCTAAGATGTAGCTAAAATCAAGAGATACAGTTGGGTTCGTTAAAATTACGCGATCAATTGCAGCTAGTTGGCCAAATTGATTAACGTCTGTACGATCTACTGTAAAACTATAGTTTGCAGTTTGAATTCTTTGAAGTTGTTTTACTAGATTAGTATTATCATTTGGTGTATTTGTATCTCCACCAACTCCAGGTGTGAAAGTACCATAATGATAACCTGTGGCTGGTGCTGGGCCAGCGTATAAAGCTTCAGATTGATAAATTATTCTATTTCTTGGCATATTATTGTTTCTCCATTTATCTTTATTACACTGATTTTTTTATATTTTTCTTTTTTTTATTGATGGGGTTGCCTATTTTGAGCTAATTCAAAATCAATAAAAGCTGTGAAAAGATTAGGATTTAACTTATTATAACTATTACTAAGCCTACTATCTGTTTTAGAAATACTCACATCATTAATATATAAATATTCATAATCAGACTGTTTATTTGCAGTTAATTCTTGATAATTAAAGCAATGCCCTGTGCAACTACCAAGCATATTAAATGGCATTTGATTATCATATATTAGAGGTACAAATTGTCTAGCTGTGTCTCTAAATATACTAGTAACTGCATCTAATTTAAATATATTATCTGATAGCACTATAGCTCTTACGTTAATATATGTAGTATCCATACCTCCAAAAGCTAATGGCTCATTAGAGCCGCCCTGATATTTAAGATATATAACAGGATAAGTTTCAGCATTTGAAGCTAGTCCAGTAGGATTTTGAAAGGTTTGAGGCTTTAATTGAAATTGAGTCTCAAATAATAAATCTTCTTCTGTTTCACTAGTTAGATAAATATTGAAATCTTTAACTGCATAATTTCCACTTATTGAACTTGGTGCGCCAGCTATTGGTTGACTAAAATATAATTGACCTTGACTAGCATTAATTCCGCTTAGATAATTTTGACCAACTTGAGTGAAAACATTATTAATATATACCCCGCTGATAATATTTGCGTTAGGTACTGATTCATCAATAACCATTTGTTTAAATGGAGCACCATAAGTATAATATCCGTAGTACCTAGTGTCTATTGGCCAAAAATAACTAGAGTGATTTGTAAAAGCTTCCCCTTGAGTTAATAGTTTATTATCAAACCAAAATAACATACTAGTCATTGCGATATTATTGAATTGTACTTTCATTTTACTTAAAACTTTCTATAAAATTTTTATATAATACACTGAAATATTTTGTTGGTTTATAAGAAGCTCGTCTAATTTTATTTTTGCTTTGTATAGCTTTTCCAGAACGACTAGTTGGAAATAATAAGCCATATAAATAATTACTAAATCCAGATATACCCTTTTCTACTCTTTTCAACCAACTATTACCACCTTCGAATGGCATTGGAGTATAACCTTTTAATTCATCTAAAGATGGTGAATATACTTGAAAATTAAATATTCCATCTTTCGAAGAAATTTGTCTAATTGTTGTATTCTTTTCAACGATATCTACTAAATCATCTATTGGTTTATCTCCAGCATCAAATCCAATGAAAGTATATAAATTACCTTCTCCATTTAAAGTATTAGAAATATTTTCTGCTTCTGGTCCACCAGCAATTTCTTGAGATATCGGATGTTCGAGAATCTCAGATATATATTCTTTTTTTCTTTCTTCTAGAATTTTATTTGCAATTATACTTGCTTCTTTCTCTAAAGATTTAGACTGCACTTTAGAAATTTCACTATTTAAAATAGACCTATTAATTCGACCAGCCATTATTTTGTCTCCTGTAAGTAGTATTGATAATAAGTATTATTTAAATATTTTCTTACTCCAGCAGTTGTTATTTTATTAAATGTCTTGCCATCGAATTGAATATTTAAGGTTGTGCCGTTATCTATATAATTCTTGGCGCTTTCTTTAACAATTAAAGTTACAATACCTTCAGCTATACTTAGTCTTAAATCTGTTAATAAATCTTCGCTTTGTTTTTTATTATATGATATTCTGCCTTTAAATGTAGCTTGAACTGGTATATAATTGTAAGCTTCGGGCGTTGATTGAGTATCATAACCAAATAAGGGAGTTGTTGCAGGAGTAACAAGAACTTTTAAAGGTTCTTTATTAACAACAAATTCTCTAGAAAAATATTCAAAAAACTTATCAAACTCTTTAGAGAATTTATCTGCTACGCTGGGATCTATAAAACTCATTTTTAACCAGCGTTATATATTGTGCGAATATTATATAACGCATCCCTCTCTGAATTATAAGATCCTGGTATTGTGTCATCTCCAGCGACTTGAAGCGGGGTAATTTCATTTATTTCATATTTATAAACTAAAGATTTTAATTCTTCATATTCTTGCTTACGGATTTGATAAAAACTTTTTAAAACTTCGTTTGTATTTAATTTTTGAACACTACCAAAGTCATCTTTAATTGAAGTATAATCACTAGAAGCAAGACTTCCTATGCTTTTAATTTTAATATCAAAAAAGTATATAGAGTACATTTTTTTGAATATATATTTTTGTATATCAGTAAGATTTGGCGTGATTTCTAATGTTGAGCTATCAATAATAAATTCAGTATTTATCATATTACCTAGTCCACCAATATTTCTTCTTACCCATGCTGCAATTGCGGCTATACTAAAATCTGATGGTTCTCCCATTTCCTCATATATTTCTTGTGCAATAGATGTAACAGTATTAATAATCATACTTTAAATTACACTTTAAATTATTATAAATTTAAAGTAAAGTAGAGACTATTTTTTCTGAATTAAATAATTCTATATTCAAAATGTTGCCAAGACCACTAGTATTATTAGTATTCTAAACATACAACGGGAGATTTACGTGTTCTAGACCATATTCCTGTGCCAATTTTAGATTTCAAATCTGAGCCACTTTCATAAATAACAAAATCAGATAAAGTAGGACTACCTCCATCTAAAAATGTAGATGATCCGGTAGCAACCCCAAAGTAACTTAAAAATCCATTAGCGGCTATATTTCTAAATGTAATTGGAGACGCTGTTCCAGTATTGCAAGACGCTAGGATATAAGCTCCTTTAGATAAAGTAATATTAGTCTTTAAACGTTGAATGCTTGGTACCTCACTTGTTAAAACATCTAATGTTCCAGAATAAAATAAATTACCCCCTTCAAATCCTGCGCCAGAATAAATACCAATTTTAATTGATGTATCTGATGCTCCCACTGCGGACGTGCTCTCTATGCAAAGATTTGGGTTTATAGCGTCTTTTTTTAGAACAAATGGAAAATAATTAATAATACCACTTGGCGATATTGCTGTACCAAAGGTTACTGTTGAATCTGGGACATATCTTCTAATATTTTGCGATGGTGGATAATTTGATGCTAAATTTGGAACAATTATATTATTAAAAATTCCAATACCAGAAACGTTTATGTTATTAGCAAAAGTTTTAATACCGCTTATATTTTGGTTGCCTGTATTATAAACTAGATTAGGAGAAATAATGCCTGATGCAAAAGTTTTAATTCCATCAAGAGTCTGATTTCCAGTATTATAAATTATATTATTTGCATAAAAATTATCTGCATAAAAATCTCCATCCGTAAACTCTGGCGTTTTAGAAATGTAAATCCCAGAAGGATCACCATAGACTGTTCCTACTAGATATTTAGCATTAGAACTTAAAAATAATGAGGTCCAATTTTTTGTATCACTTTTTTCTTGCCAATCAGCCCCATAATTTGTTGATATATATAATTTATTATTATATCCGCATACGCCAATTACAGAGCCGTCATCATTCATACCTCCTATTCCATCTATAGGTAAACCAGTTGGACCAACCCCTGTATTCCAACTGTTTCCATAATCATATGAAATAAAAATACTTTTTTTACTTAATTCAGATGGAACAGATTGAGTACATAAGAGTTGTATTTTACCTAAATTAGACATCCCTGCCGCCATAAATCTTTGATTGCATACTGATAAAGGCAAATATCTTTCAGTCCAAGTATTTCCATAATCATTTGAAGTATAAAAAAATCCAGTATCAGGTGGAAAACCATAAGAAACAGCTAGTTGATACTGTCCATCTCCATTCATAGCACAACTTTTGAATAATAATTGTGTTCTACCTACTTTTCCTACTATAGGATAAAGACCACCCTGTGAGATCCAAGATTCGCCATAATTATTTGATGTATATAAACCAAATAAAGGTTCGTTCTCAATATCGATTCTATCATAATAAACAACTGCTGTTTGATATCTACCATTTGCGCTCACAGCAATTGATGAGAACCTTGAATATCCGTCAACATCATTAATGATTTTTTCTTGCCAATTGTTTCCATAATCTTTAGAAAGATAAATGTTTCCGCTAAAAACAACGGCTGATTGATATTTACCATCTGCGCTAGCTGCAATACCAAACCACGTTTTTGGCGATAGATTTTGATTTATATTCCAATTTTTTCCATAATCATTAGAATTAAACATATTTCCTGTAGTATTTCCAAAAACATTTCCAGCTACAGCAGTTAAATATCTTCCGTCTGTACTACCTGCGACTTGTTTAAATAAAGGATTAGTTGGATTTGATAAATTTGATGGAGTAAATTTTTCTCCAATTCTAGGGTTAACAACTTGTTTAACTCCGTCTAGAATATTTATTTTTCCAACAAAATATCCTGCATTATAATTTCCAGAATAATTTATACCAGTTAAATATCCACTTGGTTCACTTGTATAATTATTTAAAATATTACCTGCGTATATTTCATTAAAATTACCAGTCGAATTAGAATTTAAAGTTAAATTTGTTAAATTAACTGTAGCTGTAGAATCATCAATATTAAATTTTTGATCTATTGAAGATGTTTTTTTACTATATATAATATGATTCATATGTATTTTAATTTACGCTACAATTAATATAAGTACCATACTTAGAATAAGGATTGCAACCAAAACAATTTATAAATTTTGAATTTTCATTTATTGTTACATTAGGGCCTGCACTACCGAAAGAATTGCCTTCGCCAATACAATTTATAAAATCTCCATATACTGATCCTACAGCAAAACCAATTCTTCCACCAAATGAATTATCTCCTGCTTTACAATATTTAAATTTACTTAAATTTATATTATATCCTATTCCAAAAGAGTAATTTCCAGCGCTACAATATTCAAAGTCTGTTGAAGTTAATGCACCCAGAAAAGAAAAATCTCCAGCAGTGCAATATTTTAATATCGCAGAGATAAAATCTCCACAAAATGAATAATCTCCTGCTTTACAGTTTCTAAAATTTCCTGTTATTTGATTAGGTAAAGATAAAGCAGCAAAGTAATTACCAAAAGAGTAATTTCCAGCCGTACAATTAGTAAATTGTCCAGAGAGAACACTGCTGTATATGGACGAAGAAATCCTTCCACCGAAAGAGTAATCTCCGCCAACACAGTTTAAAAAAGATCCACTTAAATTAACATGTCCATATAGACTACCAAATAAATTATTTCCTCCAGAACAATTTACATACTTGCCACTATATATAAGATAAGAACTTAACCCACCAGGAGTGGGCTTTGATCCTGCAAAAAAAATATTTTCAAGATAAGTAAGAGGTAAATCGCTATTTGGAAAATAATCAAAACCAGACCCAATATTTTGTATTTTTAAATTATATAAGTCTACATCATTAGCTGTTTGAATTATAACTCCAGTGGAATTATTGGTTTTTATATAATGGCTGTTTGTATCAGATGTTGAGCCAATTATGTCTATATATTCAGCATCTAAAGTTAAACTTTGAGTTCCAAGATCATATATTGCAACTGGTAAAATAATATTAAGTCTATTCGTTGCGCTTTTTGCTATTCCATTCGGATTTGTGCTTTTTGCAAGAGAGTAAGCTGCGAGGAGATTATTACCATTAACTATAGCATTATCTGTTACTTTAACAGTAACATAATTTGCGCTATTTAATTTATTTAATATATCAGCCATTTTAACTTATTCCTCCATCAGCACTAATTGTTACCCAACCAGTATAACCAACGTTATTTACACCCACTAACTGAACACTTTCATTTTTATAAAGATTAAGAGTAGAAAATCCATCTATAGTTCTCTCTACAGATCCTGTTATAAGCAATATTCCAGAGTTAAGATTTTTAGCATAGTAATTAATACCAGAAATTATGCTACTAGGTAAAATTCCTGTTATATTATTTGAACTATTAGCAAAATTTAAATAATTATCACCAAAAAAGAAATTAGTTGAATTATAAGAATAAGATGATAGTTTTTTGTTAGTTATTTGTAAAGTATTAAAAGAGCCAGTATTAGCAAAAGTTTTATCCCCATAAATATTTTGATTTCCTGTAGTATAAACTATATTATCTAAATTTATGGTACTTATACTTTGAGAACCAGTTAAAACAGGATTCCCAGAAATATATATCCAACCACCAGATACATAAACATTAGTATCTACTAAATTCATAGTAACACCAGAGAATTGAAATTCACTGATATTACTAAGATCTACCGAATTAAAGATTCCTGTTCCTTGAACTTCTATGTTATCTACAAAAGTTTTATTACCAAGGATTGTTTGATTGCCAGTGTTATATACCAGATTTGGCGCAATTACTTCATTGGAGAAAATTCCACTTCTACCTACTAGAGTTTTAGCCTTAAATATATTTGCCATGTCCTTATTCCTTTTGTTGGCTTGCACCAAACTGTCGCTTTTTAAGGCGAACTAAAGAATCAGATAGAATTACACTTAATAATATTATTGAATACTAGCAAATGTATGTATTTTAGCTCCAACTTCAGCTAAATCATCAGATAATAAACCTGTGTATCCATAAGTTTGAATATTACTTATGCTTAAATTATATAGTATATTTCCTGGAACTTCTAGTGTGGCTTGAATTTTTGGTATAGGTCCACCAAAGGATATTGGATAATTTATTTGATAAGAATCACTACCAGCAGTTAAAAGTGTTGTGAATATTTGTTGATTAGATAATATTGTATTAATTTGATTTTGAAGACTTGCGCCAGTTGAGTTTAAATTGATTATTGTTGCAAATTTGTTATCAGCTACGCCACTATAGTTTTCAATATCTTGTCTTGAAGCAATTTTATTTAGTGTTGAGAGATCACTTGCTCTTGTAGAAATGCCAAAAACAAAATTATCACTATGATCAAAACCAATTATTGGCCCAGAATCATTAATACCAGTTAATCCTGCGCCGGTTACAAAGAAGATGCCTCCATCTGTAGCCCCACCAGTTAAGTTTAAAAGTATGTATGGACTTTGAACATTAAAGTTTTGAGTGCTTACAATCGTCTCTGTGCCTGTTACAGTAAGATTATTTATAAATACAGTATCATAAAAACTTTTATTACCATAAATATCTTGATTTCCGAATGTTAGAACAGAGACTCCACTTAAAGAATTTATTTTATTATCTAAAATTGAACCAGTATTATAAATCTGTAAAGTTAAACTATTAATCTGAGTCTGTAGATTACTTCCTGTAACATAGAAGCCAGACGCTAAATTACTACCAGTCGTAAATAGATTCGTAGTAAGCGTATTAACTTGCGTTTGCAAACCGCTACCAGTAACGTAAAGGTTATACGCTAAATTACTACCAGTCGTAAATAGATTCGTAGTAAGCGTATTAACTTGCGTTTGCAAACCGCTACCAGTAACGTAAAGGTTATACGCTAAATTACTACCAGTCGTAAATAGATTCGTAGTAAGCGTATTAACTTGCGTTTGCAAACCGCTACCAGTAACGTAAAGGTTATACGCTAAATTACTACCAGTCGTAAATAGATTCGTAGTAAGCGTATTAACTTGCGTTTGCAAACCGCTACCAGTAACGTAAAGGTTATACGCTAAATTACTACCAGTCGTAAATAGATTCGTAGTAAGCGTATTAACTTGCGTTTGCAAACCGCTACCAGTAACGTAAAGGTTATACGCTAAATTACTACCAGTCGTAAATAGATTCGTAGTAAG